AGAGTTGTATCCGAAGTTGGCTGACTGTATTCAGCGCATTCAAACAAACTTCTTCGCTGGACCAAACTTCATGCTTATGCACCCACGCCGTTTGGCTTTCATCTTGGCATCGCTTGATGACCAGAAGCGACCATTGGCTGTGCCAGTGCCTAACTTCAATGGACAGCCTGCAATTGCATCGGGTAATGGCGCACCTGTGTACGGCAACAGTGGTTACACAATCATGGGCTTGCCAGTTATCACAGATGCCAATGTCACCACGACAAACGGTGCAGGTAGCAACGAGGATGTGATTATCTTGGGCAACACGCAAGAAGCACACTTGTTTGAACAAGGTAGTGGCGAGCCAATGATGTTGCGCTTTGAGCAACCAAAGGCTTCTGAACTTGATGTAACCATGATTGTTTATGGCTACTCAGCATTCACCGCTAACCGTTATCCAAATGCTTTCGCATTGGTTGGCGGCACGGGCTTGGTAACACCAACCTTCTAATCCATCTATGATGTGAGTGCAGTGCAAGTTGTTTGCACTGCACTCACCATCTAGGAGTGTTCATGTCTGACAAAGAATTACAAGTTAAATCATTACTCATTGAGCGTGCTGGCTATGTTGCACGCAACTTGCCAAAGCGTGTAGCGGCAGTTGATGACGCACTCGCACAACTAGGACACAAGACAAGCAAAGTTGAAACAGCGTCTTACGAACCAGCAGTAGAGAAAGCAACTAAGCCAGAGCCAACCAAGCGCAAGAAGTAGCACATGGCAATCAACAATGGCTACGCCACCTTGGCGCAAGTCAAATCGGCTTTAAGAATTACTGACAGTGTTGATGACACATTATTAGAACAGGCAATTGAAAGCGCAAGTAGGCGCATTGACGGTTATTGCGGACGCTGGTTCTACAAGACAACATCAACAGCCATTCTTGTTTACCCGTTTGACTATTACAGCGTGCCAGTTCAAGACATTGCAAACACAAGTGTCATTGTCAAAGTAAGCACACAAGGCAACAATGTGTACGACCAAACTTGGACGCAAGGCACTGACTACCAGTTAGAGCCACTCAATGCGTCGCTAAACGGTGACCCGTACAATCGCATTACTGCAATTGGTGGCAAAACATTCCCGATACAACTGCAACCAAATGTGCCGTATGTGCAAATCACTGCACAATGGGGCTGGCAGAGCGTGCCAATAGATGTAACGCAAGCATGCGTGTTGTTAGCAATACGACAATTCGCAAGGCTTAATGCGGCACTTGGCATTGTTGGTTTCAACGACATGGCTATTCAAGTCAAAGCCGTTGACCCCGATGTGCGAGATTTACTTAACCAATATCGTTTGTTCGCGGTTGCGTAATGCCGGCAACAATTGGCAACATTGCAACAGGACTAGCAACAGCACTCGCAACGGTAAGTGGTTTGCGCACATACGCTTACCAACCTGAGCAACTAAGTCCGCCTGTTGCTTATCCAGAACTCACTGGCGTTACTTACCACAGAGCGTTCCAAGGTGGCGATGTAGTTAGCAACTGGAACATTGGCATTGTTGTTGGCAGATATACCGATAGAACAGCACACAGTCTGTTAGACAGTTACTTGTCGTTCTCTGGTGCGCAAAGCATTAGAGCGGCGATTGAAGCAGACAAGACATTAGGTGGCACGGTGCAAACTTTGATACTTAGTCAAGGCGCAAGAATTACCGCTTTGAATGTTTCGGATGCCGAGTATTTACAAATTGAATTTACATGTGAAGTTCACGCATAGGAGAATCATGGCAACATATAAAGTTCTGTCAGACAACTGCACGCTTGGTAAAGTTGGCGCAACAATTGACAGCGCAAACGACACAAGCACCAACTATGATGCACTCGTAGAAGGTGGACACATAGAAGAAGTAAAGCCACAAGCATTCAAACAAGTTAAGGACGGAAACTAACCATGGCAAAAATTATTCTCACTGACGCAACCATCACCGTGAACTCGGTGGCGCTATCATCATTGTCCAACTCAGTCACGCTTACCTTTGAAAAAGACAGCGTTGAAGTAACGGCGTTCGGAGATGCAGGACACAAGTTCACGGGCGGTTTGCAAAACAACTCTTGTGAGATGCAATTGTTCCAAGATTTTGCCGCTTCGCAAACCGAAGCAACCATCTATCCACTCGTAGGCACGCCAACCACAGTTGTCATTAAGCCAACAAGTTCGGCAGTAGGTGCAAGCAACCCGAGTTACACTTTGACAGATACCATGCTCGTTAGCCACACTCCTGTGGCAGGCGCCGTGGGCGAGATAGCCATGACCACGCTCTCGTTTACAGGCGGCACATTGGTTAAGGCAGTTGCATAACAACAACTAGAAAGCAAACAGCGACATGAAAATTGAAATGACAGTCACATTTGTTGACGGCACCAAAGAAGATGTGGACGCAGTGTTCGCAGACTTCGTTGGTTTTGAACGCACATGGCAAAGAAGCGTGGCAAAGTTTGAACAAGAGTTGCGCCTTACAGACTTGGCGTGGCTTGCGTGGAGTGCATTAACGCATCGCAACAAAACCAAACTAAAGTTTGACCCAGATTGGATTGCGACTGTAGAGAATGTTGGTGTGCGAGAGGACAGTGAAAGCCCTTTGGACAGCAGTACTACATCAAACAGCGACTTGGTGAAGACTCAGCCCACTGGTTAATTGCGCACCTTGCGCATGAATATCACATTGCGCCAAGCCAACTGTTGCAAGAGAGTAATGAAATGTTAAGCGTTATGCACGCTTATCAAAAGTGGTTTGTGAAAGAACACAACCGCCGAAACAAGTAGTAATAGATTGGCGTTATGGGATTAGCCACGAAAGACTGGAACAAAGTAGGCGGAGTTGTTTCATATCAAGTAACAGGGCTGAGTGATACATTGCGTGCCTTAAAACTATTTGAACCAGAGTTGTATGCCAAGTTGCGCAGTGACTTGGTAGAAGACGCGAAGCCTTTGGCAAAAGAAGTTGGTAGCCATTACCCGACACAACCGTTGCGTTGGTGGAAACAAAGTGGGCGTGCAGGTAATGCACGAATGCCTGGTTACAACGCCACGAGAGCGCAAACCAAAGTCAAACCAGTTGCAGGCACAGGCAGAGCGCACGGTAAAGGTCGTGCCATTTTGCGTTTGCAACAGATGGACGGCGGTGGTCAAGTGTTTGACAGCGCAGGTGGCATGCGTGCCAAGTCGCAATTCGTAATGAACTTAGATAAGCACAGTCGGGTTAAGAGTCGTGGCGGTCGTGCAAGAAGCCGAATTTTGTTTCCGTACACGAAAAAAAATGCACACATGATTCAAGATATTGTTGCTGTTGTGGTTAAAGAGTTAGAGAAGCAAACAACCAAACGATTGCAAGGACAACTTGGCGCAATAGGACGAAAGAACTTCTAATGGCTGTTGGTGTAAACATTGTCAGCAATTTCAGTGGCGCTGGAATTAGTAAAGCAATCAAAGAATTCAAAAAACTTGACGGCGGTGCGGCCAAGAGTGCGTTCGCACTTGGCACATTAGACAAGAGTGCAACTGCCGCTGTCAAAGGTTTGGCAAAGGTTGCCGCAGGTGTAGGCGTTGCCGCAGGAGTTATCGGATACAAGTTGGCAAGTGCCGCTTATGAATCGCAGAAAGTTATGGCGCAAACAACTGCCATCATTACTGCAACAGGTGGTGCGGCAGGCGTTACCGCAGAACAAGTAAGTGCGCTGTCCGAAAAGTTGTCAATGCAAATAGGCGTGGACGACGAACTAATCCAATCATCTGCAAACCTGTTGCTCACATTCAAGGCAGTACAAAATCAAGCAGGCGAAGGCAACGACATTTTTAATCGTGCTGTCACTGTTACGCAAGACATGGCAAATGTGTTTGGTGGTGCTGACGCCGCCGCAAAACAATTAGGCAAGGCATTGGCTGACCCCGTTGCTGGATTGACTGCATTGAAAAAATCTGGCATTGACTTTACAGAGCAACAGAAACAACAAATTGAAACGCTTGTTAAATCTGGCAAGTCACTAGAAGCACAGAAAATAATTCTTGAAGAAATAGAAAATCAAGTTGGTGGTACAGCCGCCGCAAGTGCAACAGGTTTTGACCGCATGAAAGTTGCTGTTGGCAATGTTGCAGAAACATTTGGCGCATTACTTATTCCGTTCATTGAACGGTTTGCAAACTTTGTCATCAACAATGTTGTTCCGTACATGGACAAACTTGCAGGCATTATGGGCGACAAAGGTATTGGTGGTGTTGTAAAAACTCTTGCAGGCGATTTCTTAAACATGACTACGAACATGGGCAAGACAGGCAATATCGTGATGGGCATTGTTACTGCATTCGTTGCATTGAAAGCGGCCATGATGGCGTATGCAATTGCGCAAGGCATCGCAACAATTGCAGTCACAGTGTTTGGCGTTGCATGGAACGCAACTGGCATTGGTTTGATTGCCGCCGCAATCGCCGCAATTGTTGTTGGCTTAATTGCGTTGTACATAAAGTTTGAAGCCGTGCGCAAAGCCGTCAGCCTTCTCGGCGATGTATTGAAGTTTGTTATTTTGAATGCAATTGTGATGGTGCAGAACTATTTCATTGGTTGGATAAACCTTGCCATTAAAGGCATCAATTTACTTATTAAAGGCGCAAACTTATTTGGTGCAGGATTAGAAGAATTACCTGAACTTGGTTACAAGGCATTCGTGCCATTAGTTATTAGCGCAAACAATGCCAAAGGCGCTGTCCTAGATGTTGCTGACGCATTGCGTCAAGTAAAGAACGAAGAACGCAGACTTGAAGGCAAAGGCGCAACCACAACAATTCCCACAGGTTTAGGCGGTGGTGCGGCGAAAACAATTAAGACGCTCAAAGAATTAAAAGCCGAATACAAAGACGCAGTGTTGGCACTTAATGACGCACAAGTAAAACTAGGTGACGCAACAGTTGGCATTGCAGATGCGCAACAAAAAGTCATTGACTCAACAAATGCAGTTGGTGACGCATTCCGGGGAATTGGTAAAGCGCAACAAGATGTAATCAAAGCAACTCGTGACCACGAGAAAGCGCAACGAGCAGTCAGTGGCGCAATGTCTGATGCGGCTGACGCTGTACTTAATACACAAAAGGCACAAGACAAATTAGCGAAGTCGTCAATGCTTGTCACGAAAGCACAACTTGCATTTGACGAGGCGGTGCGAGGTTACGGTGCGAACAGCAAACAAGGACGCAAGGCAAGCGACCAACTAGGTGAAAGTCAGCGTGAACTAGAGACAAGCGGTTACGACTTAGAAGAAGCACAGTTTGCTTTGATAGACGCAGAAAATGAATTAGCGGCAGTTCGTGCGAACAGTGAAAGCACGCAACGAGATATTCGTCAAGCCGAAATAGATTTGGCAACCGCCAAGTTAGATGTTGTTGAAGCACAACGACAGCAAAGAATTGCGCAAGACGAACTCTCAACAAGCACAGACAACTATGACCAAATGTTGAACGGTGTAAAAGCCGACAGCGAAATCTACAAAGAGTTGCTTGAAAAACTTAACGAAGCGAAAGCGGCTGAACAAGAAGCAATTGACGCAGTTACAGAGGCACGCAAAGCCGAAGCCGAAGCAACAGTTGCAATCAGTGAGGCGCTACTTGCAGAACAGGAGGCACTCAATGCAATTGAGGACGCCAAGTTGGCGGTTGCCAAAGCAATCCGCGACCACGAGAAAGCGTTGTACGACGAAGCCGCCGCAATCAGAGATGTTGCTAAAGCACAACTTGAAGAAGCCAAAGCAATTGATGCAGTTGCAGAGGCGCAACGCAAACTAAACGAGGCAAAGAAAGTCAAAGGATTAACTCCTGCCGCTATTGCCAAAGTTGATACAGCCGTTGCAGGCGTTCTAGCGGCCACTGGCGCTGTGTTGGCTGGCGTAGGCACAGCAACAGCAACTGGCGCAACAGCGAGCACGGCAGGTGGCTCTGCGAGGGCATTAGGTTTGAGGGGCTTTGAACCATACGCATTTGCTAACGGTGGCATTGTTACTAAGGCGATGCTCGGACTTGTTGGCGAGGCAGGACCAGAGGCAATCATTCCGCTCAGTCGGTTAAACGAAACAAGCGGCACAACAATCAACATAAGTGTTACGGCTGGCATGGGTACTGACGGTGGTGCAGTTGGCAACGCTGTTGTTGATGCGCTTGTTAAATACCAGAGGCGCAACGGCGCAATTCCAATTGCAGTTAAAGGCTAACTATGGCAGTGACAATGCCTTGGGCAGAGCAAATTGTTGTTGGCATGAGTCTTGGTTTCCCTGTTGATGTATTTACTTTAGACAGCGCAACAGATGGCATTCTTGACACGGATATTCTAGATGGCGCACTTGTAGCGCAGGCAGTAACTGAGTTTGCACAGTCGGTAAGTATTGTTCGCGGACGCAGTGCAAACCAAAACGAAACACAAGCAGGCGTGGCAACAATCGTTCTTAATAACAACGACAGACGCTTTGACCCCATTAACGAAGACTCGCCGTATTGGGACAGCGCAACAAACACCAGTGGCGTGCAACCAAGGCGCTTTGTTGAAATTATTAGCAATGGCGAACACTTGTTCCAAGGCGCAATAACTGGCATCAACATTAGTTATGAAACTAATTTCAGCACATGCACCATAGAAGCATCTGACGACTTCACACGGCTTGCCAACATGACTGTTGCAACAGCGTTTACACCACCTGTTGAAATTACTGGCGACAGAGTTACAAGCATTCTTGATTTGCCAGAA